GGCCGGTGCGGCTGCGCCCTACCGTTACAGCGGCTGTGTGCGGCGCGGCATCCTGAACGCAAAGTATCAGGGCAAGCCGTGGCGGGCTGTGGAGATGGGCAACCGTCTGGTACAGCTGGCCTTTGGCGGTGAACTGACCGTGCAGTACGGCGAGCTGCTCCCGCAGCCGGTGCCGTGGGCGGCCATCGGGTACGACCTGATCGTACCGGTGCCGGCCTCCGGTAAAAGGCGCGGCTACAATGTGCCGGAACTGATGGCGCTGCCGCTGGCCAAGGCTATGGAGGTGCCGTTGGCACCGCAGGCACTGGAGCGCACCCGCGCCAAACGGCATCAGGCCGGTCTGCCGCTGGAACAGCGCATAGCCAACGTGGCAGGTGCTTTCCGGGCGGCACAGCCGCAGCAGCTGGAGGGCAAGCGCATCCTGTTGGTGGATGACGTCATCACCACCGGCACAACAGCTGCCGCCTGCGCGCAGGCACTGCTTCACGCCGGGGCAGACAGCGTATTCGCGCTGGCCTTTGCCACGGTGGAGTTTGGCGCACCGCCGGACGACACCACCCCCATCCATGAGGACGATGAGGAAGATGTGTATCGCGATTTTTGAAAATAACGCTCTTTCGCGCATCCTTTTGGCGGGCAAAAGCCGGGACAGTAAAATGTAAAAACTGCATCAGAAATTTGGAAAAAGCGCTTGACAAAACGGACAAAGTCGGGTATACTAATCAAGCTGTGAGCGGCAAAAGCAAACAGATATCCGGGTGTAGCGCAGTTTTGGTAGCGCGCTTGAATGGGGTTCAAGAGGCCGTGAGTTCGATTCTCGCCACTCGGACCATTTGCTTCTCAGTCGAACAGCCTTCGGGCTGGTTCGACTGGGGAGCTTTTTTCATTTTTCCACAATCTTCCTCGACAATGCTGAAATAGATGGTCAGTTCCGTGTTGCTTACCTCGATCTTGCTAACAAAGGTATCGATCAGGCGGCGGCGGTATGCCTTGGTTTTCTCGCTGGGGGCAATGAGAAACTGTTCCAACAGGTACAGAACTTCTTCCTTGGAGAAGACCGGGAACTTCGGCTCAGATTCCAGCGACGACAGCTGATAGGACAGCGTGTTGGCCTGCTGTTCCAGTTCGGCAAGGCGGTTGGTCAGCATAGCCCCGGCGGTGCCGTTCTCCAATGCAGACAGCAGGTTCTTTGCCTTGCGCTGCACGTCGGCAAGCTCGTGCTGCAATGCTTCCTTCTCCGGGTTGGGCTGGTTCAGTTCGGCGGTCTGGGCTTCGATCACACTGTCTGCAATGCGATCCATCACGTCCGGTTGCAACACGTCGTTACAGACGGTGCGGATCACCAGACCTTCCAGCTCGTCCTTCGGGATGTTCCGGCGGTGACAGTCCTTGCACGGACAGTTGTAGTAGAAGTACACCTCGCCGTTGCTGCTGTGGCCGGACACGCCCTTCATGGCAGTGCCGCACTCGCCGCAAAACAGCTTGCCGGACAGGATGTAGTCCGCGCGGTCATTGCGCGGGGAACGGCTCTGGCGGTTACGAATAAACATCTTCTGTGCCCTCCCCCACAGATCATCGTCAATAATAGCCGGTACTGCGCCCTCAATGCGCACGTCAAACTTGGGGCTGACATACACGCCCCGATACACCTCGTTCTGGATGATGCGCACCACGCTGGACTTATTGAACGGGTTGCCCCGGCTGGTGCACAAGCCCTGTTCATTCAGGTGTGCAACGATAGCAGAGGACGCAGCCCCGGCGGCGTACTGCTCAAAGATATACCGCACAGCTGCAGCCCCGGCAGGGTCGATGATATACTTCTTGTCCTTGTCAACGGTAAGGCCAAGGGGGCGGGAACTGCCAATAGCCTTGCCCTTCAAGGCACTTTCCCGCATACCGCGCCGCACCTTCTCGGCCAGTTCGGCAGAGTAGTATTCGGCAAGGGCTTCCATCAAGCCCTCCACGATGATACCGCCGGAACCTTCAACGTTGGCTTCTGCGGCATAGAGCAGCTCCACGCCGTTGTCGCGGAGCTTCTTTTTATAGACGATGCTGTCATACCGGGAGCGGGCAATGCGGTCTGTTTTCCAGCAGATCACATAGTCGAACATCCCTTTCCCGGCATCGGCGATCATCTGCTGAAACTCCGGGCGGTCGTCCGTCTTGCCGGAGATATGCCGGTCAATATATTCATGCAGAATGACCATGCCGTGGATACGGGCGTAGGTCTCGCAGTCCCGGCGCTGGCCCTCAATGGACTGCTCCGTTTGATGGCTGCCGCCGCTGTAGCGGTAGTAGGCAACAAGCCGCTTGCCGCCGGTTGGTTGTTTCTTCATAGGGACACCACCTTTGCAGAAAGACAATGTGGAGCTTTACATGGCATCGAACAGGTCAATCACTTCCTGGGGAAGGTTGTCGGTCTGCATAAGAACCATGCCTTTGTGAGCATAAGCAGGGAATGAGCCAAAGCCTTCCATGATAACGGTGCCGTCCTTTTCGGCAGTCAGATAAGCGTCGGACGACGGATCAAAAGTATACACCTCAATGTTATAATCGGGTGTTTTGTATTTGTAGCCGTTTACGCCGCCGATAAGTTCAGCAGCCATACGAACCTTTTCCGTATAAGCAATACCGTTCTCGGAAAGCGCGGCTTCAAAATCGGAAAACGCATCATCGACCGATGCAGAAGATGAAACGGAAACGGAAGAAACCGGTTCCGAAGAACTGGACACAGCAGACGAAGCGCCGCTAGATGCAGGCGCGGAACTGGAAGAACTGCCACAAGCGGAAAGAAGGAGAATGGCGGCACAGGAAACAGCAAAGACAGAAATTTTTCTCATAAGATAATACCTCCATAGAATAATTTGTATACACGAAAAAGCCTACCGGGCCTGTCCCCCGGTGGGCTTTTTCTTTTTGCGCGGATTTACTGGTGATTCTTCAGCCACTCAGAAGCGGCGCGTTGAAGAACTAACCGGCGGTAGTACACGATTCGCTCTCCGGCGGCTCGTTCTTTTCCCGAAGGGCTTTGAACTCGTCGCTCTCGGCAATGCGCTGGGCTTCCTTATCAGGTATTGCTGTGCTCTGGGCTGCGGATTCTGCGGAACGGTCAAAAACGTTATGCACATACTTCAGAATCACGTCCCGTTCCTGCGGGTCCAGATCAAGGAACGCTTCAATTACGGAACGCTGCTCCCTGCTCAGATCGTATTCCATGGACAGCCGATCCAGCACGCTTGCCCGGGTCTGCTCAAACATTTCGCCCTCGCCAGTGCGGAGCCACTGTTCGTTTACACCGAACTCCCGGCAGATGGAGCGGATAGTCTGATCTGTTGTTCCATTGACCCCGTTTTCGATACGGCTGACAGCAGACTTGCCCATACCGATTACAGAGCCAAAATCCTCCATTGAAAGATTTTTCTCTTTACGGAGGACTTTAATTCTTTCGCCGATGGTCATTTATTTTATTCACCACCTTTCTGCAATCCCATTATAGCAAATAAAGTTCCGAAAATCAACAAAAGAATCCCAGAAAACCGTTGACAATGTTCCGAAAATTGACTATAATGGCACTGTAAAGTTCCGATAGGCAACACAAGAGCGACAGAAAGGGGGTGAAGAAGATGAAAATTGTAATCACTGGCAGCGCAAAAGAAATTGCCGCCCTTGTATTAGCAGTACAAGGACGGCAAAATGTCGAGGGCTTAACGATTGGTGGGGTCAGTACCAAGGCTCACGGCAATGATCTGATCGTAGAACACGGTCAGAATGGGGAAGTTCACAACGGGAGTTGTGGCTTCAAACCGAGCATCCCTTAACAGAATGAACTCGCCGCTTCCAGCGGAACGCTCTTCATCGGGGCTATCAGCCTTAGAAACAGCTTCAAGAGCCGCAGAGTTGAGCGTCTGTGCAACGGTAACATTCAAATTGTCTGTTTTTTCATCAAACACAGGGATACCGCTGATGATGCCAGCGGCGGTGACGAGAAACAGGCGATTTGTTTCAAATCCCTTAAGAGAAATGGAATGAGCGTATCCGGCAAGGATAGCCTTTTTAGTTAACGACAGGCTCATTTTTACACCTCCTTTCTGTGGCTATTGTACCACGGCGGGAGGAGATGGGCAACACGAGAGCAACAGAAAAGGGAGGGTGAAGAAGTGTGATCCGCAAAAAAGCATTTGATGAACTCGACGTGGACGAAGTGCTGAAACACTACGGCTACAAGCCGGAAGAGATTCATTGCAACGGCATAGGAATCGGCGTGTGGCGCAAGGAAGAAGCGTTTCAGAAGTTGGGAGAAATCGGGGCATTCGTGAGATTTATTGACCACAAAGCAAAAGCCCGGATCGAGTTCAACTACGACCCGGACTTCCCGGCGGCGCTGCTTATCACCAATGACACCATATTATAGCACGACGGGAAGGAGCAGACAACAAAGGAGCGTGAGAGCATGAGCGAGAAAGACAAGAGCCAGAGCAAGGAAATGGCCGAACTGCTGGCAGAGAACCCGGAAGCGGCGACCTATATCGCAGGCGTGGTTCAGGGCATGAAGCTGGCAAAGGCTGGCGCACAGGCACAGGAAGACGGAAAGGAGAATGAACCGGCATGAGGAACTTTATTATGTGGTTCTACGGCGTGGATGCCGCCCAGGCAGCCGCACGGGAACCGGTTGTATGGTTCGCACTGATCGTCACCATTGCCGCCCTGCTGACATGGGGCTGGTGCAGCATCAGCTACACCACGAAGCTGGAACAGAAGGTGAACCTGCTGGAAGAGCGTGTCCGGCGGTATCGCTGGGAGTGCGAACGCTTAGAGCTGGAAAAGCAGCTGAAGCGGGAGCGTGCCAGATGATGGGCACGGCGGCGGTGACAGTCGTCGTGGTGTGTGCGGCGATGTACACCATCTTTGAAGTGATAGAGCGCAGGAAGCGCAAAAAGTTTGCGGAGGATATCCGGCGCTACATCCAGAACCACAAGGGGGAATGGACCGGTGATAATCAAGACCTGCGTTGACTGCGGGGCGGTGATTCTTTCAAATAATGTCACCGCCCGGCGGTGCCCCGTTTGTGCAGAACGATTTGCGGAACGGGTACGCAAGAAGTATAAGAACCCGCCCGCTGATCCGCTGACCGCCGATGTGCGCAAGGCGGACGCGGCGGGAAAGTCATACGGGTACTGGCGCTTGGACGAACTGCTGAAAGAGCAGAAGGCCCGGGAAGAGCTGGATAATCTAATCGAGAGGAACAGAGAGCGGAGGGAGCGGAAGGAACATGAACAACAGCAAGAAAAGGCATGACGGCGGGGCGTACCGCCGGTTCGACACGCTGACCACGCTGTACTGCCGCCCGTGCAAAGACCGCCGGAAGTCCAGGCAGACGCAGCAACACAAGCAGAAGAAAGGGCGAAAAGCGAAATGAACCTGATTATTCTGGTGGCCGTTCTGGCGGGAACGCTGGTTCTGGCCGTCATCCTGACAGCGCTACTGTACTGGGTCAAAGTAATAACGGAGTTTGGCGTTGGCGTGGTAGCGTTGTGGCTGATCCTACTGCTGGGCGGCGTGCTGATCGGCGGCAGAGACCCGCGAGATTGACGGCGACGGTCTGGGCGCACCGGATCACGCCCACCATGCAGCCGGAAACGTGGGGACGCAGACGGCTGCCCCGGCCATTCCGACAGTCGGGGGTCCTACCTACTGAGGACTGAAAGAATACATAGGGCGGCCCGCATGGGTGGGCGGCAGCCTGTCAAGCCGCCCGTTTTATGGAGTATGCAGGCGCGTCCGGGGGTGTAGCCCCGGAACCGGTTCGATTCCGGGATGCTCCACCAGACCGAATATTCACATCAAAGAGAAAGGATGAAAGATGAAGGAAAGATGGGATGCCTATTTGGCTGTCGCTCTGGATGGCGATGATGTCGAAATTCAGGTTGACGGCCACGCGGGAGATATCGCGCAGATCGCGGCTATGGCACTGGCTGACGTAATCGTGCAGTCCAGCCCGGAAAAGGAACAGGCGATTAAGATGCTGGACGACATGAAGAACCGGTTGGACGGTATACTGGATGATGCATGGAACGCCCGCAGTAGCGAGATTGAATACGGTGAGCGGCAGAGCGTCCGGTGGCACTGTGAAAAGGATACCGCTATCGAGGAAGCGATGGCAAAGCTGAAAGAGAACACGAACACCGGGTGCTTCGGTGACTGTGCTACCTGCTCTGGCGCTGCTGTGGACGACCGGGCGGGCACCGGCAGCAGGCCACAGGATGCAGACGACGGCCTGCCTTCGTAAGGGGGACGGCTACATGGATAAGAGCAAAACGCATATTCTGGCGTTTTTCACGAGCCATGATGCGCCGGAGAAGAAAAGTGTCTATGTGGAAATGAACGGGCAGGGAGATGAACTGACCCGGCTTGTAGCGAGCGTTGCTATCAAGATGTTTTCTCTGGGCACCACCAACAAGAATATTATTCAGATGCGCAAGCAATACCTGTTTGACATCATCAACAAGTGGCTGGATGAAGACAGCGTACAGGACATTGAGCTGAAAGAATATTCGTATGAAGCCACTGGTACTAGTGACGTGGGCGGAAATGTGCCGTCCTGAAAGGAAGTCGTGTTATGGGCAAGAACATTGCAAAGCTGGTCGCGAAGATGAAGAGCAAAAGTTTGATCGACATAGAAACGATGGGAGACGGCGCGAACCAGGTATTTATGGCCGCAGCAGCGGTGGCGCACACCGTTGCGGACAGCGGCAAAGGTAACCGTAAGAAAGCGGAAGCCATTATGACGGTGGCTAAGGACATCATCGACAGCGTGTTTGAAGTCGCGTGGAAGAGCGAGTATGGCGAAGCGCCTGCTGCTGAACCTGTTGCCACTGCCGACACAGCGGAGAAGCAGGATGACCATGCCACTGCCGCCACGGCAGAAAAGCGGAATGAT